ATCAATGCAACCAATCAGAACTGGGGTAGAATCAGTGGTGTTACAACCGCTGGTAGGGATGGAATCAGGAGAATGATTCAGGATGGAACATACTTACCTCAACACTTTGAACCACCAGTGATAGATCAAGATGGTAATCTTATCGCTGGAAAGCACAGGTTCGATGCACATGACGCTGAAGGTGAAGAATACATGTGGGTTGCAGTTTGTGAATTCGATGATGATGATGCAAGAAACACATATGCAAATGATGAGAATATGAGAAACACCTTCAAGACTATGCAGACGCCTGAAGATTTCATTTTTGCACATGCACAAATTGTTAAGAGAGGAGACAAAGTAGCTAAAACTAAGAATGCAGTTAGTAATTACATTAAGAGAAATTATCCACAACTCCCTATGAATTATCCAAGTAGGTCAAAACTTGCTGAAGAGATATTGATTACAGCTGGAGTTGATTTTGTACCGATTGAAATTATGACTGATGAGAAAATCATTTCTGAGTATTATGAAGAGTATGGAATCGATATTGTCGAAGACCCTTCTTACATTTTAAAGAAATTGACTGGTGCAAAGGATTTAAAAAGGTCAGATAGATGGGCAAGACTTATGAGAGATTTGACTGATGGTATTTCAACTGGTGTTAACTATACAGTTATCACTACATTTACTGGTGCAAACTCTGAGTCAATTCCTGAACTCAGGAAAACTTGTTTAGATTTCTATGATGATATGATCGAGAATGCAAAGAAGTTAATCACTGGACAAGCAAGAAAGAAATTAGGAAGTGTTAATTTTATTTTCACTAAGCAACTTCCCGAAGATGAGGTGTTCAATGAGATTAACTGAGAAGAAAGAATCTAAGTGTAAGGTAACCTATAATGGTTTGGCTGGTTGCATGAACGCTGGTCTTTGGGATTTATCTATCTATAAGAGAGATATGACTAGAATATTTTATGAAGGTGTATCAGGTCTTAGAACTGGATGGGAAAGTAAAGCTGCACAGGACATGAAGATGAATGATAAAAATTTTAAACCAACATTCGATCATGTACTTGCACCACAAACTACAGCATATTTCATTTGTGATAACTGGGATAGGTTTCAAGACTTCGAAGAATTCAGAAAGATTTATTTGATTGCATCACAGGTATGTGCTGTAACTTCATATGAAAATAATGAACTAAAGAAATGGACTGGTAAGGATTCTTCTCAGGTTCTTTGTCCTATCAATGAGAGATACGATAGATGTGGTATCAGGTTATACCATAAGAATGTTGGATGGAATGATACACATTTAGAAACACCATTTCACTATCCATTTGAAGTTCCCGAAGGTTATTTGGAATACGAAGCAAAAACCCTATTGCAAGAACAGGGGGCATAGAGTATAATGGATTTAATGTCTATAAATTACAAGTATAACGAACATGAATTGATAAAACAATTCAGTAAGTATGTTGATAAGACATATGAACAACACTATTCAAAAGATAAGTTTCAGGCAACTGAGTTTATCATGGATGGTGGTCACGGAGAGGGATTCTGTATTGGAAACATTCTTAAGTATGCCCAAAGGTATGGTAAGAAGGATGGTTACAATAGAGCAGACTTATTTAAAGTCATTCATTATGGATTCCTTGCATTATATAATCACGACACACACATAATGGAGGCTGAAAGTGATGAAAATAAGTAATGATACGAGAAATATCTTAAAAAATTTCTCAACAATTAACTCGGGAATCCGAGTGAAAACTGGAAACAAGGTGGAAACCATTTCCAATATGAAAAATATTCTTGCAGTGGCAACGATAGATGAATCGTTCCCTCAAGATTTTAGTATATACAACTTGCCTGAGTTCTTAGGTGCAACATCTTTGTTGTCTGACCCTGAGTTTACATTCGGTGATGCAAGTTTAACCGTTGCAGATGATAACTCAAGTCTTGCATATTTCTATGCAAGTGAAGGTATGGTTACTGCACCTGATAAAATGATTACAATGCCTGATGCAGAAATCAACATTGAAATCAGTTCTACACTTCTTTCTGAATTACAGAAAGCTGCAAGTGTTCTAGGTGTTAATGATCTTATTCTATCATCAGATGGTAATACTATCAAACTAGAAGTGACTGATAAGAAGAATCCAACTTCAAACACATTCTCAAGAATCGTGGGTGAAGGGAATGGTTCTACATTCACTATGAACTTCAAGATTGAGAATCTTAAAGTTCTCGATGGTAACTATAGAGTTGCTGTGTCTTCTAAAGGTATCTCTCACTTTGTGAATACAGATGTCGATTTAGAATATTTTATTGCATTGGAGCCTGACAGTAATTACAATGCTTAACCTATATATTAGTGTAAGTATTGTGCCAGTCTCTGCAATGCATACGGGAGTTATCCAATCTCATCAATCTTCAAGGGTGGATAGCACTGTTAATTCGGAGGGGTTTTAACATCCATGAATCAAGAATATCTATTCGTAGAAAAGTATCGACCTCAAACAATTGAGGATACGATACTTCCTGCGTCCCTAAAACAAACATTTCAAGACTTCGTCAAACAAGGTGAGATTCCTAACCTTATGTTATGTGGTTCTGCTGGTGTTGGTAAAACAACGGTGGCTAAAGCACTCTGTAATGAGTTAGGTGCAGACTTTATCGTAATCAATGGTTCCGATGAAGGGAGACTTATAGACACTCTTAGAACGAAGATTAAAAACTTTGCATCCACGGTATCATTATCGGATGCACCCAAGGTTGTGATACTGGACGAGGCAGATTATATTTCTGCAGATTCAGTTCAACCAGCTTTGAGAAACTTCATCGAGGAGTTCTCAAGTAACTGTAGATTCATATTCACTTGTAATTACAAGAATAGAATCATACCACCATTACATTCAAGAACAACGGTGATCGATTTCGTCCTGACCCCTGATGAGAAACAAAGACTTGCTTCAGTGTTTCTTGCAAGACTCATGGAGATATGTACTACAGAAGGTATCAAATTCGATCAAAAGGTTTTAGTTGAACTTGTAATCAAGTTCTTCCCTGATTTCAGAAGATGTATTAATGAGGTTCAAAGGTATGGAGTCTCAGGAGAAATTGATAGTGGATTACTATCGACTCTTAATGAAGAGAAACTCACACCTCTTATTGATATGTTGGCTGATAAGAATTGGGGAGGCATGAGAAAGTGGGTTGGTAAGAATTCAGATAATGATTTCAATACCCTCTATCGAAAACTTTTCAATTCATTGGAACAACGATTGGAACCTCAATCCATTCCAGCTGCAGTTTTGTTTATCGCTGATTATCAGTACAAGTCTGCTTTTGCTATGGATTCTGAGATTAATTTCGTTGCATGTTTAACTGAAATAATGTCGGAGTGTAAATTCAAATGACGCAATATGATGAGAGAGTAGATATGCAGAAGAAGATTCTTCTTGCAGAAGAGTACAAAGATCGACCTAAGTGGGTACATGCACATAGTTTAACATCTATGTGGTATGAGACTGAGAAGACCGCTAAAGATGCTGTAAAGGGTGTCTTGGATGTTCAGTACATGGATGGTAGAATCGAAAGAACAATGTCAAAGACTGGAAGAAAATATACTATTCAAAAAGGTATGACTGGTGAAGAGTTAGTTCAAGAGGTCACTAGAAATCTTGCAGACTCAGGTAAATCACTTGACTAAAAGAAATCCATTCGATTTTGTAAAGTCGGTCTCTTACGACAAAAAAGATATCATGGTTGATGATATCGAAGAGAAAGCATATCAACCATTTTTAATTAACAAATCATTATCCTATCATCAGGATTCTGTTTTCCTTACTAACGAAATGAATGTCAGACATGGAGTAGACAATCGTCTTCAATACATGTTTTTCCTAAATACTCTTAGAAAAAGACAAAGATTTTCACAGTGGTCTAAGCCATATATTAGTAAGAAACTCGATACGGTAAAAGCATATTATCAGATATCTACAAAAGAAGCTAAAGACTATGTGGAACTACTGTCTGATAAACAGTTACGAGAATTGAAAAACAGAATGAAAACTGGTGGTAAGGATAATGAATGACCAAGAAGATATAATAAAAGACCTTGTCGAGGTCACATTCCCCGAAAAAGACGACTTCCTAAAGATTAGGGAAACACTTTCACGCATAGGTGTTGCAAGTAGAAGAGAACAAGAACTGTTTCAGTCTTGCCACATACTCCACAAAAGAGGTAAGTATTACATTACTCACTTCAAAGAACTATTCAAACTAGATGGTAAACCCTCTAACATCGATGAATCAGATATCGGTAGAAGAAACACAATCGTAGGTTTACTGGAACAATGGAACCTAGTTACTGTTCTTAACAAACAACAAATAGCCGAACCAAAGGCACCACTCTCACAGATCAAAATCATCCCATTCAAGGAAAAAAGTGAGTGGAAATTAACCACTAAATACAGTATAGGCAGTAATAACTCCTAAATATACCTACGAAAGATATTAATTTCTTTCGAAGGAGTAAATATGTTAGAATTCCTACAATGGATTATAGCATGGATACAGGTGATTCCTTGGTTAGTTATGGGTGCATCGTTAGTTGCAGCTCTAACTCCAACACCAGTTGATGATGGATTAGTCAAGAAAGCTTACAAAGTGCTTGATTGGTTTGCATTCAATGTTGGTAAAGCTAAGGATAAATAAGATAACAAACTATTAATAGTGAGGAATATATCATGGAAATATCATACATAATCGTATTGATTGTCGTGGTTACAGTTGGATATCTTGCATGGAGAGATACATCAGAGGCACCTGCCCCTGCGAAGAAGGTTGCAAAATCTTCTCCGTCAGTTATAAAGGCAGATGCAAATAACAATGGTGTAGTTTCCAAGGCAGAATTGAACAAACTGACTAAGGTTCAACTATTTGACTTTGCAGAGAAAAATTCTCTAAAAGTTAAAAAGTCAGGAACTAAAGCTGCGGTCGTGAATGAAATTTGGTCTCAACAGAGATAAATTCTTATTTACAAAACAACGAGAAGGGGGACATTCAGTCCCCTTTTTTTTGGCCAAATCATTGCCATAATAAACCTAAAATCATAAATAATCGTATGGATATATTACAATTTATGAGTGAAGTCGGAGTACCTATTGGGAGTGCTGTCATTATGGCGTTCTTTATTTTCCTAACTTTACGATATATCCTAGAATCAGTAGTAGGACAAGTAACTGGTTTGACTAATATTATTAGTAGTTTAGAAAGTAGAGTGAGGATGATGAACAATGATATGATAAAGATTGATTTGTTAGTGTCAGCAGCTCTAGAACTCAAACCCGACATTGATCGTATCGCAAGAGCAGAAAACTTTGTAGAAGATGACAAGATTGATGTTCGAAGAGACTAATGGAAAAGATAGCACAACTGATTTCAGAGTTTGGTTTTCCAGTGGTACTTGCCTTGGGAATGGGTTACTTTATCTTTTTCGTATGGAAGTTTGTCACTCAGACACTTAAACCAAGTTTAGGTAAGGGCAGTACCGAACTCATTCGACTTCTAGATCAAATTAGGATGTTAGATAACGATCTTATTCGTCTTAAAAGTAAGGTGGATACAGTTTTAGAATACCGAGAGAAACAGGAAATTCTAACGGATGCCGAAGAAAAAGAGGCATTACAGAGGTTAAAAAAAGATGAAAATTAATGGTACACATTTAGGTATTGCAGTAATGGTTCTGTTCTTTACAGGACAATTATTTGCAGACGAAATAGTACACAAATTTAAAAATCCAAGCTTTAGTGGTATTGGTCAAGGAGCCCATTATTTAACTATTGAGAATCAGGAAAGCTCTAGAAAGAAAGCAATAGAAGATGCCTTGGATGCAGCGAGGAAAGCTGCAGAAAGAGAAGCAGATAATACAACGCTTGCAAAATTTATTAGAAACCTTGAGAGTAGAATCTATGCTCAATTTGCAAAAC